AGAAGTTCTCGAAAATGGTGGAAACGGCAGTGCGGATGAATGGAATGTCTTACCTTGACACCATTGTATGGCTCTGTGAAAAAAATAATATCGAGATAGAAGATATCAAAAAATATCTATCACCCCCCATCGTAGAAAATCTTGAAAAAGAAGCGATGGATTTAAATATACTTCCAAAGGTAAATACCTTAGATGTATAAATAATGCTTGACACATGAATACTATATGTGTTATAATACTGTCTACATTATGAGCAACATTTGGATAAACTGTAAATACTCTGTAAATATAAGGAAACAATATGTCTTTTTCAAATCTAAAGTCGGGTAGAACCGATATCTCTAAACTGGTTTCAGCTGCACAAGAAGTATCTGGTGGCGGACAAAAAACCAAAAACAAATACGATGACGAACGCAAATGGAAACCAACTGTCGATGACGCTGGTAACGGTTATGCTGTCATTCGTTTTCTTCCAGCAATGGAAGGACAGGAACTACCTTGGGAACGCTACTGGGATCATGGGTTTAAAGGCCCAACTGGTCAATGGTACATCGAGAAGTCTCTGACATCTATCGGACAGAAAGATCCAGTCGGTGAGTTGAACTCACGTCTGTGGAACTCTGGTAACGAGGATGATAAAGAAACTGCTCGTAAACAAAAGCGTAGACTCCATTACGTATCAAACATTCTTGTAGTGTCTGATCCTTCTAACCCATCGAACGAGGGTAAAGTATTCTTGTACGAGTATGGTAAGAAGATCTTTGATAAGTTGATGGACGTTATGCAACCACAATTCCCTGGCGAAGAACCAGTAAACCCATTCGACTTTTGGACTGGTGCAGATTTCCAGTTGAAGATTCGCAATGTGGCGGGATATCGTAACTATGACAAATCTGAGTTTAAACCACAGTCTGCATTGTTTGAGTCTGATGAAGTTAAACTAGAGGCGACTTACAATCAACTACATGAACTTGCTGAGTTTGTAGATCCAAAGAGTTACAAGTCTTATGACGAATTAAACTCTCGACTACAACTTGTGTTAGGACATTCGGTTGGTGAAGGTTCTACTATGAAGAATGAAGCGTTAACGCAATCTGCGGAAGCTGCTCCAGTATCTTCTAGTCCTGAACCTGAGATCGTGGCGGCACCATCGCCTGCGATTGAGTCTGCATCTTCGGATGAAGACGACACACTATCTTACTTTGCCAAGATGGCACAGTCTGACTAGTGAATAACTAAAAGAGGTGGTAAAGGGGGAACTTCGGTTCCCCCTTTTTTATACTCCGTATGCCTGATCTAGAGGATCTACTGCCGGCATGTTTTGGTTCATAATAATTCCTTGAGAAGAGTTATTATTTACTACGTTGGTAGATGGTGCGACAATCATTGATGCTTTTTGCGCTTCTGCTAACTGTTGTCGTTTTAAGTCAGCTTGTTTCATCTGTTCTTCAGAAAGTCTTGACCCAGTTCTTTCGGGTAACTTAACTTCCAATTTGTTCTCAAGAGGTTTTCCGTCAATGCTTTCTCTTTTGTTATAGGTTTCAACTAACTCAGTGTTTAATGTTCCGATCAATTCTCTTAGACTAGACTCATCTTGATCGATATCATTTCTCATCCATTGTAACTTTTCTAACTGTTTGTCACTAAGATCGGCCATGGTTTTGAGATTACCGTCTTGGTCTCTATTGACATCAACGTTAGTGAATTGTCGTTTTCCGTCTACATAAGTATCACCATAACTAGAGGGCATTAACATTTCGTTGACTGTATAGTCGTACTCAGATTCAGTTAACTTCTTAGACTCGAAATCTTTAAGGTTTTGAAGATTTCTTAATACCTTTTCTTCTTTTTCACGGATCGCCTGATCATCTGAGAAAAAGGCTTCTAACTTAGATCGGTCACCCGATTCCTTAGCTTCTTCTGACAATCTCATCATCTCGTCCATTCTTTCTTGCATTACAGGATCAGAAAATTCAAATAATGGTTCTTCTCCCTGTTCCTCCGAACCGCCTCGTCTATTATTACGTTCCTGTTTTTTAGAATATTTTTCTTCTTTGGGAGGAACAGCAACTCCTCCCCACTCGTAGACGGAGTCTGGAATGATTGCAGCTGCAAGACTATTTGGGTCAGGCAACAGACTCATGAAAAATTCTTTTATCTTTTGTTTTATGTTACTTAAACCGTCAAACAAAGGTTTCATAAATGATTTCGTATCTTTAAATTTATTGACAATACCCTTTCCCATGTTCGAGAAGAATGCACCTATTCCCCTTCCAATATCACCGAAAAATTTACTAACAATTTTCGCACCATCTATGATTTTGGCATCTGCTTTTCTAAATTTATCGGCAAACCAACCACCGAGACCAAATATACCATCGGTAAATGCATCAATAATGTTGTCAAAGAGTTTTTTGAAACTGAAGTTGTCCAACATTTTTTCAAATTGTGTAAATCCTAGTTTACCAGCGATCCAACTGACACCACTCTTTAATAGATCTAAAGGAACCATTACTAGATTACCAATAACCTTCTTGACGCCGCCCATAAGACCGCCAAGAATACCAGCAACAAATCCTTTGTCTTTATACTTTTGAAACCCATCAAAGAATCCTGTGACACCGTCATAGATAGACATAAGGATGGCTATGGGAAAGGCAATTTTTGAACCGATAGTCTTGAACACTCCAAACATTTTACCAAAAGTACTACCGAGAAATTTGAAGATTTTTCCTATCTTGCTTGCACCCTGACCTATAGATTTGACTCTGTTACCTATACCACTAAACGATTTACCGATACTTGAGAAAACTTCGCCAATAGGTTTGAAAACTCTCTTAAAACCATTGATACCTCTTTGTACCTTTAATCCTACTTTGGAAATAGATAGTTTTTTTAATGATTCTCCTAGATTGAAGAAGAACTTGTTAATACCAGTAAGTCCTTTTTGTGTACTTACAAACGCCCCAGTTATCGCCGAATTCATTGTTTTTAATCCTTTGAATCCGGCTGTAAGAGACCTTCCCATGTTCACGAAGAAAGCGGGAATGTTTTTGATGGTTTTAATGAAAGATCCAATAGCCTTTCCAATAGACTTTAGTATTGGTTTAAACCGTTCTGGCAACAAAAGTCTTGCTATCTTGCCGCCTAAAAATGCAATCGCCTTCACGAATCCAGAAACAATACCAACAGCAAGACCAGTCACCGCACCAGCGATACCCATTAAGATTTGACTGATACCGAATAACGCACCGCCAGAATAATCCTCACCTTTAATAGGTGCCTGACGATTATCACTAGACTTACCTGTCGGTTTTTCTGTCTTATCTTGAGATCTTTGACGATCAAGTGCCATACCATCTAGCATACTTTCAAGTGCATCTGCGGTACGCTTCTGGTCTGTTATTAGAGTTTCGTCACGTTTCTCTTGTCGTTTTTCGACATCTATCTGACGTTTAAGATTCTCTTTATTTGACTTTTGTAATAGTTGGTCAAAGTTTTTTTGGTTTGCCATTACTGGTTATCCGTTTTGTTGGTTTTGTCTTTCTATTTTTTCGTTCTCTTCCTTGATGTGTTCCAATAACATACTAACATATATCTCCCTCTCCCATGGCATCATCATGTCCAGTTCACTTAAACTATAATGATGATGTTGCATCATTGCAAAATTCGTCTTGTAATGGTTTACAAGAGTCTCATGAGAAAGGTTTAGGATAAAAAATCTGATATCCCTTTCATTTCACGTTCATTCTCAGTTTCACATTTTAAACACTTGAATTTCGCTGTGTGTTTCATTGATGGAAGGTCACCGATATACTTGGTCACTCTTTCAAACTGTTCACTAGTCATCGAATCGATGAAGTCTAGTAATTCTTTCTTGGATACATCCTTTGCATCTGTGCGTTCTTCTTCAAGTCCGTCTTTTACTATGATGGAGTCTATACTTGATGCCACCATTTCAAGACCTAACTTCATCTGATCACCCTGTAAGTCAGAATCCATAATTGCCTTGTAAGGCGGATATTTCATCTCTACTGTAATCTGGTCAGTCAGATCAATAACTGTTTCTCTTTCCCCAATTTCAACATTAATCTGTGATAGGTCAACAACATACTCATGTTGCGTACCACATTCCTTACACTTCAACAATACTGTCGATTTCTCACCAGCTGATTTGGAACGTATCTGTGTAAACATATACTCGACATCAAATGTTGCCAAGTCATGTACATTAATGTTTTCTTGAACACATGCTTCGATAGTAGAGACAATTGCTTTTAATGTTTGGTTCTGGTTACCAGACTCAAACGCCATCATCAATACCTTCTCTTCCTTTACAAGATACGGTCGGAAACTGACTCGTTGTCCTGTAGAAGGAACCGATAATTCATATATCGGTGCTGTGTTTAACTTTGGTAATGCCATTTCATTTCTCCTAATAATTTAGAAATAGTTTAAATCAAAATATACTTAGACCACCGCTAAGTATGTTATCAAACAGACTCTTCGCATCTGCGGATTCTGCTTCCCAATCTTTGAACTTGAAAGATATTGTAATTTCCATAGTTGCATCGGTTTGGTCGTCACCCAACTGTATGTCACTCATTGTAGTTGGAATTGCATCGATCAGTCTACACTTGTGTGACCAATCATCTTTAGTACCTATATCCATATCAATCTCACCTTGGGACAGTTTAAATGGCCCAATGTCTGGCAAACGATTACGGATAGTCGGGTTTATTTTATTCAAGAAAGGTATGTCTCGTTGAAACAACGGAATTGTCGCACCCTTCTTCATTGTCTCTATTTTTATATCTCGTGCATAGTCTTTGTAATATCCAACCGAACCTTTATTGAACATGACTTTTTGCCAGTCCATAAAGTAATTCTTTATGAGGTGCGAAGATGTTACATGAAAAGTCATAGTTACTTCTGATACACTCATTTGGTTTACGATGTCATACTTATACATTCCAACCTGTTTTTCAAGTGTACCCAACTGACGGCCAGGCATCAACACTGCCTTACACAAAAGATTTAAATCTTTGGTCTCATACCCCTTTATCGGAGGTAATGTTACACGGAAAAGGTTCGGTCTCTGGAAATTTTCATTCTTTCCTATAAGACCTTTCAGTTCTTCGATGTCGCCTATTCTGTTACCCATCTATCTTTTGCCTTGAATCGTAGAATACTTTCTGAGAGTTTGCCTTACGGAACTGTGCAGTCGGTAAGAATGTTGCAATCTCCCACTCTGGTGTTTGAACCTCCGCTAACCGACTTTTAACATGTGCGGTCAGATAATGTTTCAAACACGGTTTATAGTACCGCATCTTTGCGGTCTTCTTTAACATCTTATACGTCAACGCCATCCTTGCGGACTTTGTCATCTTCGCACCGAGTACATCCATCAATGCATCCAGAAACTTCGCACGAAGAATCGGAGGCAAGTAATGTAAGTTAAGACCGTAGAACCCACCTTCTGCTGGGCCAACAATAATGACCAACGGAAACGCATCGTAGTATGGTAATGTCTTCTTATGTCTTGGATCATAGAAAAACATCTGCATAGTACCGATTAATCCTGAGTCGTCAGCCTTTGCTGCAGCACGTCTCTTCAACGGATCTTCGTTCATTAACTGTTCACGATTAATTGAACGTAAGTTAGACGATTTCTTTCTAAACCATTCACGACTTTCTTTGGTACGAGGTGTTACGCCCGCACGGAATGCCTGTAGTTCTAACCTGTTGAATAAATTACTCATACGTCTATTTATACTTATTTTTTACGTTTTTTAATAGGTTTTAAAGGGTTTAATGGTTTTGTTGACTTAGGC